GATCTCTTCCTGCAGCTCGAGACGGGCGGCTTCGCCCGCCGCCTTCTGCTGGAGCTTGGCCTGATCCAGCTGGAGCTTCTGCGCGCTCTGCATGGCGTCCTGAGCCAGCTTCTGCGCATCGAGCTGGAGTTCCTGCATGCGGATCTGGACCAGCGGGTCGGCGTTCGGATCCGGGGGCGGCGGAACGATCTGCTGCATGACCTGATCGAGCAGCTGGGACTCGACCGTAGCGACAAAGCCCTCAAGCTCGACCGGGTCGGACATCTGCTGCTGGAGCATCATGACCTGCTGCTGGACCGCCGGGCCCGGCAGAGCGCCCTGCATGGCCATCTGCTGCGCCTGCATGACTGCGCGCTGCGCCTCGCGCATCACCTGCTCCTTGGCGAGGAGGGCGACGTGCTGCTGGATGTGGGCATAGAACAGCGCCAGCACGGGCTGGTTGGCCTGCACCAGCGGCGTCTTGGCCACAGCCACGTGAGACTTGATGTGGGCCTCGTGATTCTGCCCCGGGAACGCCTGCGCAGGCACCATCATCCCGAGCTTTCCGTTCTCCAGAGCGGCGCTCTCCGGCTGCGGCTGCGGAGGAGGCGGCAGGATCTCGTCGATGTTCTGGACCTCGAGGGCCTGATACATCCGCCGGTAGGCCGCGTGCAGGTTGTGCATCTGCGGATTGGACTGAGCCAACTGCAGCTGCGTCTGGGCCAGCGTCACGCGCTGCGCCATGGAGAAGATGTTCGGGTCGCTGACCGGGATGATGTCGATGCGACCGTCGAAGTCGGACTGGACGACGCCGGGCATCCCGCCCTCGACCTGATACGGGTAGTCCGCCGGGGCGTTCTCGGCGATCACCCGGGCGAGGATGCGGAACTCGTTCTTCTGGGCGTAATGCAGGCGCTTGTGAATCGCCGACATCACCTTCATGCCGCGCTCGAGCAGGGCCACGGTCGTGCCGACCGGCGCCTCTTGGTTCATGTTCGAGGCCTGCATGTCGGCCACGTTGACGAACCGGCGCCCTGCCTCGACCAGCGCACCGAGCAGTTGGGCCAGCGTTGCCGACGGCTCCTTGTACGGCAGCGGGATGATCGCGTCCCGGATGTTGCCGCCCGGGGCGTCCATGTCGCGGAACTCGCCCGGCTGCAGAGGCTCGTCGCTGTCGCGGACCCGGATGCCCTTGGCCTTGAATCCCGCCGGGAGGTTGGCCAGCGTGCCTGCATCGATCAGCTGACGCAGGATCGAGGTGGCGGCGCGGCCGAGACCGCCCACCATGTGGGTCAGGCCGAAGCCGTAGAAGCCGAGGCCGGGCAGGAACTTGTAGTGGGTGAAGTACTGCTTTGCCTTCCGGAGCGGGTCGAGCTCGTCGTAGTTCCGGCGGATCGACAGCACCTCGGTCGAAGCTTTGTCCACGGTGACGATGTACGGCAGCTTGATCCCCGTCGGCTCGCCGTCCGGGCCCTTGTCCTCGAAGCCCTCGATGTCGAGTTCACAGTGGATCTCGTACACCTCCCGGACGTCGTCACGGTACGATTTCGACAGGCCCTCGATGTCATCAACTGTGTTATCAACAGGATCGCTGTCCTGATTGCCACCAACCGGCAGGTCAAGGTCACGGTAGAACCCGGAAACCTGCTGCTTGCGCAGGTCGTTGTCGGTGATCTTGAGGACATGCGTGATGCGCGGCGTGGAGAACAGATCGGTGGCCGAGTACGGCACGACGACGTCCTGCGCCGGGATGAACTTCGACACCTGACGGCCCTTGGTCGCGTCGAAGTACGTCTTCTTGAACGTCGATCCAGACAGCGGGAGGTAGAAGAGCATCTGATCCATCTCTGGATCGTACTCCTCCATCACCTCGGTGATCTGGTAGTTCATGTACTCCTTGACGCGCTTGGCCTGCGCTTCGACCTGCGGGTTCACCGCGCCCACGATGCGGGTCTTGACCGGGCCGCCTGCGGGCAGGAGTTCCTTGTACGCCTGCGCTTGGAACTGGGCCACGCTCTCCGAGATGACCGGGTGGGTGACCGAGGACGCCCCCTCGAACGGCCTCGAGCGCTCTTCCTGCTTCACGCCCAGAAGCTCAAGGCCCTTGACGTACGTCTCTTCCCACTCGGACCGGGACTCCATGTCGTCCTCGACGGAGGCCAGCAGGTCAGTCGCAATCTCTGCGAGCGTCGAGTCGTCCAAGAACTCGGAGAGGTTGGCATCGAACGGGATCAGCTGCTCGACGTCCATCTCACTGGCCATCTCGGCGATGGCTTGGATCAGCGCGGAGCCGTCTTCTTGCGGTACGATCTCTGCCCCACCCGGGAACTCCATTGGACCTTCGACTGGGATTTCGAAGCCCTGCTCTTCCGGCACCAACGCGGAATCTACCATGGCTCCCATCGGGCGCGGCGGCAACATCAGTAGTACTCCCGTTTGCGAGGCATGGTTTCTTCCGGCAACTCTTCGTCATGTATAGCAATAAAGCCACCCTGACGGAAGCGCATCAGAGCAAGCGTCATTGAGTCCACAAAGTCGTCATGCTCCCCATTTGGAAACGAGGCAACCTCTTCGATCACCTCGTCGGCGAACTTCTTGCCCAGCGGGGCCCACACCATCCCGGCCTCGAACAGCGGAGACACCGTGTGCATCCGAGTCGTCTTGTCTATGCCGCCGCCCCCAGCCTTGCGGCCCGGGGAGAAGCCGACAGCGGGGATGCCGCGCGTCCGCATCTCGTCGATCAGCGGGCGGCCGGAGGCCTTGGCCTCGACGATGACCATGTCCGGGTCCCAGTACTCGCACTCCTCCCACGCGACTTCCTTGAGCTCCGGGAAGCTCCACCGGCCGCGCTTGGCGTCGAGCAGAATGACGTGGTCCTTGCCGCCCTCGTCGGGCTCGAAGACGCCCCACGTCGTGATGGCCGAGTAGTCCGCCGTCTCTTTCTTCGAGAACGCCGTGTCGTACGCCTGCAGGATGTACTTGAGCTCCGGGACCTTCTCCTTCTCCCAGTCCCGCCACCACTCGCGCTTGACGATGGCCTGCTCGGTGCTGGTCGGCTGCTGCTGCCACTGCGCGGACCACTTGCCGACTGGCAGCGAGGCCTTGATCGACAGGAGGGCGTTCTTTTCCCAGAACTCCGGCCACAAAGGCTCACCGCTGGGGAGGATGGCCGGGAACTCCACCACTTCCCACTGGTCCGCCATGGGGTCTGAGGACTGCGCTTCGAGCAGCCTGCCCGTAAGGTCCTTCTTCCCCCATCGTGTCATCACGAGGATGATAGCCCCGCCGGGCTGGAGACGCTGACGAGGACCGGAGGTGTACCATTCGTAGGCGTGGTCGAACGCCGTGTCGGACAGGGCATCCTGTTCGGAGTGCGGATCATCGATAATGAACAGGTCCGCGCCTCGACCGGTCACAGCCGCCCCGACGCCTGCGGCGAAGTACTCGGCTCCCGCCGTGGTGCCCCATTTGCCCGCGCCTTTGTTGTCTTCCTTCAGCTTGGTGTTTGGGAACACCTCTTGGTACTGCGGGTCCTCGATCAGGTCTCGCACCTTGCGGCCAAAGCGGACGGCGAGCTCGGTGTTGTGCGTAGCCTGAATGATCTTCAGCTTCGGGTTCCGGCCGAGGAACCATGCAGGCATGAGGTACGAGGCGAACTCGGACTTGGAGTTATGTGTTGTGACCAGCCCCTCGCCGACGAGAAACAGGCCGTCCTCGCGAGCAACTCGGATACACTGCGTCGGGCCTCGGCGCTCGAGCTTGGAGACGCGGATGAAACGCCCCGCTCGGGCGGCCCGTGTCCGCTCCCTCTTTCGCGGCAGAAGGCAGCAGTCCTTCGCGTAGAAGGACAGGCGATACGCAGGTCCGTAGTCTCTCCCCTCCAGCTTCGCAGCCCAGCTGTGGGTCGTGTTTTTGATGCCGAGAGACCAAAGCAGCTTCCGCACGGAGTGGATAAACACCGGATCCTTCTGCGTGAAGAAACACTGGCCGTCCTTGGTGACGTTTCCGTCAGAGTCCATGAGGCCCCGCAGCAGATCCATGCGCTGCTCGACAGAGGACAACAGATACGACTCGGGGATGTGCTTGTTGCCAAGCACCCCAAGATCGTCACGCAGTGGAACTTTCAGATCGTCCACGCCAAAGGTCTGCGAAGTGGCCCGGTCCTTGGTCGTGTACCCACGGCGCTCAAACTCCGCTCGAATCCACTTTGCATCCTCATCCGAGGCCGTAAACGTAGTCTGCGCAGCTGCCCCGTCCCCCAACCAAATGCCGAGCACGTAGGGGTCTACCGGAAGGTTCGCCTCGGGTCGGACGACAGGAGAAACAGCGGGCAGCATTGCCGCTCGAACATTTTTAGGGTCTACCACGTCCTCCCGAATCTCGACCTGTCCGGAGCGCTTCGTGCGGACAAACGCTCCTTGCTCTCGGGCAAAGAGCTGCTCCGTGGTGTAGTCTTGGTAGGATTTGTACTTTCGATCCAATCGGACGGTCCAGATGTGCTCCCCATCACACGCCACCTCGCAACCGTCGTCTGTACGTACAGCGAACAGGTCCCGGTCTTCAAAAACATCGGACTTTCCCAGCACCTCCGTGGGCAATCCATCTGGGCCGTAGACGAAATCCCCCACCTGAAGAGTCTCGATGGTCTTCCAGCCATCCGTCGTAAGAACTTTTTCTTTAATATCAAGAGCATGGCGAGGGGGCATGTTTATGATCAGGCGCTTCAGCTCCCCACGCGCCACCTGCTCGAGCTTCTCGGCGATGATCCGGTGGTGCGCGCCCTCGATGAACCCCTCGTAGACGTGGTGCGCAAAGGCCATGAAGCTGTCGTGCACGCGCTGCTGCCGCTCCTGCTTGGCTTGGAGCTCCGTCAGCTGCAGGATCTCGCGAAGAACCTCGTCAGGGATGGCGTTCAGGTTCAGGTCCATCAGACTTCCTTGATGAAGTTCCCGCCCATGTGCCGGTAGCCAGCGCGGCTCAGGGCCTTGCCCGTCTTCTTCGTGCGCACCCCGGAGGCCAGACCAATGGCCACGTGCACCGCGCCTTTCTCCTTGGCCCAGCGCTCGAACATCCGAAGCAGGCGGAACGCGGTCATCGATCCACGGCGCGCCGGTTTGACGTACCAGATCAGGTTGTAGGCAAACAGGACCGGGGCCCAATCGTAGTGGGCCAGCTGCCCCATGAGCATGCCCACCGGTTCTTCGCCGTCCATGGCGATGGCGCCGAAGGCGTGTTCAGACAGGATGACGTTCTCGTAGCACCTCTGGGCGGCATACTCGATGTCTACCGGGTACTTCTTCGGCAGGGCTTCCTCGTGCATCTCCAGCCCGAGAACCATGACATCTGCAATGTTTTCGACAGTCAGCTCTTTGTATTCTACCGTCATGCCAGCGGTCTGACTCCCAGTCGTTGTATCGCGCTTGTTCCGGACCCAGAACTACCACGCAGGGGAGTTGTGGACAAGGACGAGCCGATCAAACGAGGGGGTTCGTAGCTGTTCATCAGGTAGTCCGACAGGTTCATGAGACCCATCGCGCGGCTGTTGTCCTCCGGCTCCAGCAGCAAACGAGCATACATCTGCTCATAAGTGTCTTGGCTGATGTCGCCCGACTCAAGGGCCGCCCGAAGACGTTCCACGGACGCCGGATCTGGGCCCTCGGGCCCCGATTCCCCACGGCCGAAGAGTGCTCCGAGGCCCCGGTCCAAGCGGCCGAAGACGCCCGGTGCGGGCTCGCCCTCAGGGGTGGGGGCAAATGCCTCCCTGACACCTTGGATACGCGCCTGCGCACGTTCCGGCAGTGCGCCGAACATGCCCCGGTTCTGGCCAGTGGGTGCAGCGTTCTCGTCGAGACCGAGGCGGCCGAGGATCTTTTTGACGTAGTCCTGCGTTTCGGCGTACGGAGGGATGCCGCCGTACTCCGACACAGCCCCCGGGCCCGCGTTGTAGGCGGCAAGAGCCAGCGGCAAGCTCCCGAACTTGTTCATCTGGCGGCGGAGGTAGGTCAGGCCACCCGTGATGTTCTGCAGCGGGTCCGACCTATCGACGCCGAGCTCCCGCGCGGTGTCCGGCATGAGCTGCGTGTAACCATAGGCGTCCTTGGGGCTGCGCGCGTCCTCGCGGCCCACGCTCTCCTGATGCACAAGGGCCACAGCGACCTCGAGCGGGATCTGAAGCCGCTCCGCCTCGCGAATGAGGTGCTCCCGGTGCTCGGCAGGCATGCGAGCTAGGACGCGCTGACCTTCGTTGTACATGGGACGTCTCCGAAAAGTTGCCCGCATCCTAGCAAGCGGCGATCATTTCCTCAATCGTCCTGCGCTGGTTGCCCTCGTTGAAGGTCCGAGCCGGGATCGTCGTGGTTCGTGGCATCTTCTCCTTGAAGGGCCGAACCAGCAGGATCTGGCGGTCCAGAGCAACGAAGCCGAAGTAATCGACCGGGACCGTGTTTGGCGTGCAAAACCGGTATGTGTGGCCGGTTTTCTTGCTGTTCGACGCAGTCGAGGCGGTCTTGACGCTTATGGTCACGATCCGTGAATCGTGGATCTTGCACCACAGATCCGCCCCGTCGCGGCTCACATGGTGTACCTCGACGCCAAAGGTCTCGAGGATGTAGCTCGCCAAGAACTCTCCAGCTCGTCCGATTGCCGAGGCGGAGGACGACATGGTGTACCTCGGGTCCTAGGGCGAGGGGTCAGGGGCTCAGCCGCCCCAAGTTCTTGAGGTTGTGCTCCTCGGCCATGGCTCTCATCTGCGGAGACATTCTCTCGAGCTGGTCCAGCGTAAAACCGGAGGGCGGATAGAGAGACTCTGGGGCAGAGGTCGGAGCCGGAACAGGCGGACCCTGCAGCGGCGGTGCCTTCCGCACGGTATATTGCGGGGGAGTAAGGGTTGCGGTCGGTTCGGCAGAGCCAACACGCGCAGCGTCGAGGAACATGGCCTGCTGCGGGGAAAGGGGGTCCCCCGGCCGCATGCCACGGAACAGGGCCGCGAGGTCCGGGTGGAGGTTGCCCAGAACAGCGAGGTCTTCTTCCATGAAAGTGCGCCCGCCGGTGCGCGCAGGCCGAGAAATGGCGTCCCGGTAGCCTTCTTCAGCAAGACCGGGGAGCGAGGGCCGCTCTTCCGCTCTGTCGATTGCCCCTTCAACCACGCTCCTGAGCAGGTCAACGGGAACAGCGGTGTCGTCGTCGGGAAGAACAGCCGTATCGACAGGCTCCGACCGCAGCACGTCCATCGGAACAGCCGTCGCACCCATCGGAGCGGCCGCCGCACCCACGGGCGTATGTCCGGGGCGCTCCCGTACAGAGCCGTAGGGCTTCGCGACTGCGTTCGCCAACAGAGACAGGATGCCGCCGCCCTCGAAGGTGCCGCCGGAGCGGCCCGGCCCTCCGCCGTTGATCATGTCGATCAGCGCGGAAATGCGGTCGCCTGCCGCGTTCTCGTAGCCGTAGCCCATCATGGTGGTGGCCTCCTGCCAAGCTCCAGTGGGCAGGCTGCGCAGCTGCCCCCAAATACGCTATTTGGGGGCAAACTTAGCATCATCCGCGCAACAGGTCCATGTAGAGCTGAACCGTGCTCTCCAGCTCTTCCCGCGCGCCCGCGTCCTGCTTGCGGCGCTTCAGAAGCTCGCGAAGGGCCTTCACGTCATACCCCTTCGCCTTCATGACCGTAATCAGATCCTTCTGGTCCATCCGCGCGTCGTCGATAACAGACTGGTGCGACTCATAGTCCGCGACAAAATCGCGAAGATCCCCCTTGGTGGTCTTCATGGCAGCGGAATTGTGCCCCTCGAAGTCGGCGTCTTCCTTGAACGGCAGTACGGACATGTCGTCCTCCTAGTTGTGTTTGACTTGTGGAGGATAGAGGACCGAGGTCCGTGGTTCAAGGATCAACGAAAGAGACTTCATTTCCCCCTCTTGGGCCTGCTCATCGCGCCGCCCCGTGCCCGGTTTGAGGCCGGACTCTCCAGCCGCACACCGTCCTTGTTCGATCCGCCACGGGACAGGGCCTTGCTGTGGCTCAGGTCCTTGCCCTTGCGCGCCTCGGGGCCGTTTTCTTTGTCAAACTTCCGGCGCGCACGCTGCCGCTCCATGCGGTCCGCGTGCTCGCCACGCGCCTTCTGTTGCGCGTACTCTTTCTTGTAGGGACGGGGCTTGTTGACGTAGGGCATGTCAGAACCTCAAGAACCAGCCGCCGCAGAAGGCCGCCTCGTCCACCGCGTCCAGCCAAGCTCGCGGGATGGCAGGGCCGCCGGGGATCTGAATGATGTCGTCTGGGTCCATGGTTCAAGGTCCGTGGTTCAAGGTTCAAGGTCCACGTTCCGGTTGGCCTCAAAGATGTTGGCCGGAACGCGGACGGTAAAACGCGGCAGCAACTCACCCCGCATCAAATCTGGTAAATGCACACTTTCGCGGAGGAAGGGGTTGAGCGCCTGCATAATTCCAGCGGCGACGGACGTCGTATCGTCGCCCTCGGCCCGTCGAGCCAACATCTCACCCAAGTTGGCCTCATACGCGGCAAATCTTTCCGCCGGGTTGCCGGGCAGGTCATCGGGACTTCCGCCTCGGGCGGCGGGAAGCAGACCAGAGAACTCTTGCACGTCATGCTCCCCCTCGTGGGCAACAATGGGAATAAAATCGTCGAGGTGACGACGGAGGCGGGAGACGTAAATAGTGTTGGAACTTGGGTCGTATTCGCCACGTACGCCGGGGTCGGAAAACCTCTCAAAACGGACATCAGCGCGGGGGCCTCCTCCGGGATACAGCCCCTCCACATCGGGTCCGAAGTCAATTAGGTCCCGCACCTCCTCTTCGCTGCCCCGCAATTCGGCACCTAGGGCTCTGCTTCGCGCATCCGGGGCCACCTGAGTAGGGTAGGCATGAGGACGCGGCGTGGCCGTAAGGGCAACCTCTTCAACAATGTCGCCTGCAGCGTCCCGCTGTGGGACCAGCATGATGCGAGTTTGCTCGAAAATCTCCCGATTCGTAAGCCCCTCGTCCCTAAGCCGGTTCGCCTCGGCAATACGATTTAGATAAGATATCTCGGCAGGGTTAAGCCGATACCCCGGCTGAGCCATCTGCTCCATGTGCGTCCGTGACGGCGCATAAGCAGAGTGAAAATACCCAAGCTCGTCAGAGGGGTACTGATCCGTAAAATCCCCCGCCGCGCGCCGCAGCCTGTGCTCCGTCTGCGCCAATCGCCCGGGCAAACCAGCCGCGTGCCCCTCCATCGACGCCGGAATTTCGTACAGGAATGTCTCCACAAAGTCCCGCTCCGCCTGATCCGGAGACAGGTGCGGGTGCGTCACAGAATGGGGCAGTATTTCCGACAGGGCGGCCAAGCCCTGTGCCCCCAAACCCTCAATGCCAATGAGAGGGATGCTTACCCCACTGAGTAAGCGCTCACCCCAACCCTCGGCTTGGGACAGGGCGCGGAGTGCGTCCGCCATGTCCCTGCGGCTGCGATCCAGAAAATACCGCGAGGTGTCACCGAACGTATCCTCGGAACCCTCGGCATCACGCGGAGGAGTAGGATAAGCTGGGTCGTCAGCGCGCGGAGGACGAACACCCAACGGAGTGCCCGTCTTCTCGTCCCACAGGTATCGGTCGTAAAAATCTTCGGGGTCCATGGCTACCGTCCCGTGTTGCCAAAGTCGCGGTTGGCTCGCAGTATTTCTGGCAGAACATCTACCGTTTCGCCATTCCTAACAACCCAAACGTGGCGCAGTTGGTCTATCGGTATCGGGCCTTCAGTGCCTGCTAGTTTATCAGAGTCGCCCACCATCACAAATCGTGTTTCCGATGGTCGCGCTCTGATGTCAGTTGGCAGAGACGTGGGAGACTCCCCAAAGTACAACTGTGGTGATCCTTTCCACCCGCCCGGCTTGGGCCGCACCAAGCCTGATTGAATCATGTCGTCAATCTGGTCTTGCTGCGTACCTCTGACGACAAACGGCTGATCTGTCTGACGCACGGTAATCCGGGGCGTGCCTTCACCGCGATAGACATCGTCTGGCCTGATGATGGCGGGTTGGTTTGGAGTAGTTGCTTTCGGCGCACCCGACCCAAAAATGCTGGCCACGGTCGGGTCGTAGTCTGCAAGGCTGGCAATCCCGCGCCCCGCCCTGCTCGCCGCAGTCAAAGAACCCAGCGCAGGCATGGTCGCGATCTCAAGCATTTCAAGGGGGGTGGCCTCGCCACGCATGCCACGGTCGATCAGGTCGTAGGCCTGCTCCGGAACAGACTTTGCAGCAGACCACGCAGCACCCAACGGGTCCGCCGCAATCGCCGACAGGGTGTCGCTCATGCCAGACTTGAGCGCCTCGCCGCGAGTCACATAGTCGTCGTCGAACCCGATGATGTTGTCCAGCAGGTGATAGCCAAACGACCGACCCTCAGGGACCGGGGGCCGAGGTTCGGGGGCCCCGTACTGAGACAGCAAGAACTCTCGCTGGTCATCCGGCAAACCAAGCTCGTTCAGAGCAAAAAGAAACTCACCGGGAGGGAGGCTCAGGATCGAGTTTTCCATGGTCCGAGGTCCGTGGTGCAAGGAACGTGGCCCGACCCTAGCAGATCAAGCCGGTACAGGCCACTCGTAACAGGTGACTTGGGCCACGAACATCGTGTCAGGAAGGGCTAGGTCGTCAAGAACTCGGGCAATGAGGCTCTGACATTGGTTCTCGGACCTTGCGGCTGGGGCAAGGGGGATGGCGCATTGCGTTGGGTCGGCGAGCGCGCAGACGAGGATCAGAGGGGTCCACATGAGGGGATGGTAGCACACCCAAACGCAAAAATCCGCGCGATTTTTAGAGGCGGAAAATTGATGCGGCCTTGGGTTTTTCGATTTGTCCCAGACGGTTGTTGTCTACTTGTGGTCCAATGAAAATAGCCCCGGCTGCAACAGCGTTTCAAACAATATACGGGCGCAGCACAGACCGGCACCCCCGGAAAAGGGGGGATGGGGGTCAATCGCTGGCTCGATGACCACGGTCGTATGGCTGCAGTTACCCCTGAGGCTGGCGCGCGTCGTGCACGGGCTCTTGGTAGCGTGGTGCATTGTGCGAGACGGTCCTCGGTCCGTGGCTCTGGGTTCTTGTTGTGTGGTGCGTCACACGTGCGCGGGAAAAGAGAAGAGGCCGTGTTGGTTTGGCGAATCCCTCGCTAATCGCTCGGGACCGCGCCACTCATGAACAGAGCCACCTGCGGTGTCTCTGCCCTTCGGGTGAGTGTCGCTTTCGCACTCCCGTGCACGGGTGGATGGGTTCGTCGGGAATAAGTGAACGGGCCTTCGGCCCGTGCGGTCTCCGAACCGCAGTCGGCCAAGGACTTAGGCAGTCCTTGGATCCTCGCCTTCGAGCCTGAACAGAGGGCAGCTCTAGCGGCACCACGCCGCGCCACGCGGTGAGCGGCCATCCCAACTGAGTCGCCGCGTCCCTGCAGCCCGGGACACCCGCCGTTGGCGGGCTGTCCTTGGGCCTTGGGACGCAACGATCAGTTGGGTCCCTTGGGCCGCTCAGTCGCGTGTCGGTCGGCTCAGCTGCACACACACATGAACCTCCGTGCGGGTTGTCCCTCCGGGAGGCCCACAAATTTTCATGCGTCGTCAAGGTGCGGCTTTTTCTCAACGTTGCGCGTGCCATCAACGGCGCACCTGCATCCAACCATAAAGCGCCCAGAACAGCCCGTACGGCGGACGAAAAAGCCAAGCTGAACGAGCTAAAGCTCGCCTTGACGATTCCCCCGCTGCGCAAGCGCAGCGGGGCGCGATGAAAATTTAGGGCACCCGGTGGACACACCGCACGGGGTTCATGTGTGGTGCTTACTTCAACCAAGGAGGGACGAAATGTCCAACGGAATCGAGTTCAGCTACGTCTCGGAAGAGACAATCAAAGTGGTCGCAGTGCTCGAACTGCGAGCGATAGACCTGCTGATCGAGGCGCTGAAGCCTCGCACCGAGGAAGACCGCTACGCACGTCGGGCGGTCGAGGACCTCGAGGCCGTGCGGAAGCGCGCCCTTGAGCAAGCCTCGACGGTGCTCCGGCTCAAGCTTGAGCATCTGGACAAGTGAACCAACCGGGGCGGCTTCGGTCGCCCCACCCTCAACCAAGGAGACAGACATGATCTACACGGATCTTGAGTCGCTGTGTCAGGCAATCTGGCAGTGCGGCAAGGACGACGACCCGGGCTGGGTCAAGGAACTCGGTCGCCTGACGAAGGTCTACTGGGACGCCTACCACAACCCGCCCGAAGGCGTCATCGGCGTCGGCGCAATCACCTACGCGCAGGAAGCCCTGATCGCAGCACAACTCAACGAGGAGAACCACTGATGCTTGACCGCAGGACCTTTCGCCTGACCCTCGAACGCGAAGACCGGACATGGGGGCAATACGTGTTCGAAGCTGAAGACATGGTGGCCGCGCTGCGCCACGTCGCGCGATCCGTTGACCTTGACCGGGCCCAGAACGCCCACGTAGTCGAGGTCAAAGAAGACTGAACCCCGGCCCGGGGCACGACGTCCCGGGCCACCACATCAACGAGGAGAACCACTAATGACCAACCCATTCCGCAAGACGGCGCACATCGACAAGCCGTACGCCACCTTCAAAGCCCACGGCGATTGGGAGTGGCGCGTCCTGCGCACCTACAAGCAAGCGAGTTCGGAGGCCAAGGACCCCTACGCACGCTGGCTCGTCGCCGCACGGTCGCCCAACACCTTCGGGTCTTGGGAGATCGGCGACATCTACAAGTCGGAGGTGCTGCGCTACGGCCGACTGACCAGCTGCACCGAAGACTGGAACCGCATCTATCACGAGGAGGACCACTAATGGACAAGGGCATAATCTTCAACGGGCCGTCACTACTCGATGGCTCGCCGATCATCGTCATCGGCACCTACAGCGACCGGAACACCAAGACCGGTCGGGTCCTGCAGACCTACATCCTGCACCGGGACATGCACCCGGCCGAGGCCAGCAAGACCGGCGCCGACGTCGCGATCTGCGGCAACTGCAACCTCCGGGGCTATCCGACCGATGACCCCAAGGCCAAGCAAGCCAAGGGTCGGCGCTGCTACGTCAACCTCGCATACGGACCGGGCTCGGTCTGGAAAGCGGCACAGCGTGGGGTCTATCCGGACCTGCGACACGACCGGGCTGCGCTCGGACGCGGACGGATGGTCAGGGTCGGCACCTACGGCGACCCGGCAGCCTGCCCGGATCACGTTTGGGAGCAGCTGCTGTCCGAGGCGTCCGGCTGGACGGCCTACTCGCACCAGAGCGGGTGGCGTCCTGACATCGCCATGCAGTCGGTGGACAGCTACGCACAGGCGTTGTCGCACTGGCGGCACGGTCGTCGCACCTTCCGGGTCCTGACGGGCACCGACAGGATCGACCCGGCGCACGAGGTGGTCTGCCCTGCGAGCAAGGAGGCTGGCCGTCGGGTGCAATGCGCCGACTGCAAGCTCTGCGCTGGCGGCAAGCAGGCCAAGTCCATCGCCATCATCGAGCACTAACACCAACCGCCGGGGGCTTCGGTCCCCGGCACCAACCTCAACTAGGAGCAAAAGACATGACAAACGCAGCAGAAAACCCAGAAGTCGCTTGGCTGGTGCAGGGCGTGATCACCTGTCCCGACGTCGCGGACATGTGGGCCGCGCAAATAGGGGATCCGGAGTTCCGCTTGTTGGATCACCCAACAAATCCAAGTAGCAGCAGCGACCACCAGACCAAGTTTCACGCTATGGAGCACGCCAAAGGGCAAGGCCTTGCCGTGGTGGACCTGACCTAATCGGAACTGGTATCAACGGCCCAAGCCACTCAACAGGGTGGCTTGGGTCAAAAAGCCCAGGAAAATGAGCGCTTTGCGCAAGATACTTGATCCACGGTCCTTCGGACCTTGGATCGGTGGCCTCGTTCCTCGGCGCTCGGGCCTACGGCCCTCGAACTGAGTGCCTTCGGCACAAGTCAAAGGTCCTCGGCCCAAGTGGTCTCGAGCCTGCGGCCCGAGACCACTTGGGCCTCGGGTCACAAGCGCCAGCAGGGCCGCAGGGCCGCAGGGCCGCAGGGCGTGGCGCGCAGGACACACCACTGTGGCACAAAAGCCGCGTGGCGCTAGGGCAACACCACCGTTGCACAAAGGCAGCAGGGCCGCAGGGCCGCAGGACCAAGGACCTCGGACCGTGGCGCGCGGGCCACAGTACTGTGGCGCAAATGCCATACGACCAAGGTCATAAAACCCCGCGATAATGCCCGCGAACCTCGGTCCGGAGATATTCCCACACCTCAAAAAGCGTCTCAAACCGCTCTCCGGGAACCTCGGTCCATGGTCTCTGAGCGAGGTCCAAGGCGCTAGATCCCGGAAAAATGACGTAATTTCGGGGGCTTGGGGCCTTTGCCAAGAAGTACGAGAGGCCTCCGCGCGCCCAATACGCTGTGTGCCAAGCGACTTGGTGCGGAGATATTTTTAGGTGTTGCCGATTTGCCATTTTCAGCTCAATCCAGACAGGCAAACTGTCAAGCATGGCGTACACATCGGGAATGCCGCCGCCGTGCCTGTTTTCAATGCGTTGCAGGAAGGTCTTCGGAGGGGCGGCAGCCTTGAAAGCGCGCCACAGTCCTGACTCGGGGGTGCTCGCCACTCGGACCTTCCTGCTGGGGGTTTAGCGTCCCGTGTACAGGACGGGACGGCGCGTCGTGTACCTAGGCTTGAAACCGATGGTCCAGCCTTGGCCATCCTCGTCTTGGCGAATCTCGATCTCGGGACGGGGGATCTCGTGGAGATTCTTCCGGCGGTTGTCGGTAGTGTCCTTGTTCAGGTGCCTGACCTTACCGGTGGGCCACCGGTTTTGGTACATCGCGAGCAGCACCCTGTGGGCGTAGTGCACAGTGCCGTCGATGCGGCCCACGAAGTGCCTATCCTTCAGGTGACAGAGGGCGGGCCTGTTGGCGTACTTGGCGTTCCACTGCTCGCACTTGGACTGACGACGCTCGGGATCGACGTCGGAGAACATGTCGGGGGTTCTCTCCCGCCAGAACAGCTTGCCGGTGTCAGGTTCGCACCGAAGGATCTTGTGGAGATACTCCACGGAGGGTAAAGATTGGGGCATCGAAGCCTCCTCTGGCATTTAGGTTTCGGTCACGCCCCCGGCTGTTAGCGCAGCGCGGGGGTCTTTTTGACCCTAGTCGATGTCGGAAGGGTTGTCCACGTACTCGATCAGGTCCGGGTCAGCCTTGCGCGGGGTGACGTCTTTCATGTTTTTGGCCAAGGCAAAAGCCTGCGGGTACTCCTTGGCCAGCTTGGCAAGCCGAGCCGTGATCTCGTCCCGGGACAGCTGGTCCAGCGTGTTGATCGTCTCCCGCCGGTCGATGGTGAGCCCGCCCAGCGCTGACCGGATCTTCTCGCTGTTGATTGCCGCCGCATATTGCCCGGCCTGCTCCGCGCCCCGAGACAGATCGTACAGGCGCTCGAGCTGCCCCTGCAGGGTGACCCCGTACTTGCGCTGCCGCTCTTCCCGGATCTCGGCGATCCGCTCGACGATGTGCGGGTAGTCTAGGCCGTTCAGCATTCGGCCGGAGACAGAGCGCGCGGTCTTTTCGGCGAACCCGGCACGACGGGCTGCTTCGGTCTGCGAGTATACGCCCTCGGCCATGAGCTGGCAGAAGGTTTCCTGTCGGGCGGTAAGCTGGCGAGGGTAGGCCATCGACGGCTGTCTCCGATCTGCTGAGGGTTGGGCAGAACATACAACGCGGGGCGGGGGTGAGGCAAGAAACAGGAGTATCTTTCTACATGACGCGCCTCCCGGGAACCCCTGTCGCGTGAAACCGTCTTGCACACCCGCGAGGAATCGACGCCCTGATGAGTACGTGAGTCACCACTGAGTCACACTGTTGTATGCAGTTTTTTCCTCGTAACCCATGAGAAATAATACATATTTTCCGAGTGAGTACGGTGAGGACACCAAAACCGCCCGAAACGAAAAATTTTTTTCAAAGTACCGGATCCAAGTGTCTTCTAGGAACACGGCCGCATTTGGACCCCGGTCCAAGAACCAAGAACCAGGTCAACACCCTGCCAACACATTGAAAACACATCAAAAACACGAGAACCCACCCCCCAAACTCACCACCGTATGCACCTCCACCCCCTTCCGCCTCCACCCGGACCCCACCTCCGCCTCACCAAAAACCCACCCACCCCTGCAACAACCCCCTTGACCCACAACCTCCCCACAACTACTCTCCTGTCTGCGGCCCGGTGGTCTCCTCCCATCCAAGCTGGTCCGCCCCCGGGTCGGCGTCTCCTCCCCCACCCTGCCGACCCGGGGCTTTCAACCAGAACCAAGGACCGAGAACCATGATCCACGAACCTGACTTCCTCGATGCCATCAACGCCCCTGCTGATGACCGCCCTTCGCGGTTAGTGAAGGGCCTCCGCGAGCACGTTTCGTGGAACGACTTTGCTTCGTCGCTTGTCCAGCAGTACGACCGCAAGCGGTCGCTGTCCGACAAACAGCTGGACGCGGCTGAGCGCATGCTGGCGAAGATCGCGGCCACCCGGGCGGCCAAGGCTGCTCGGGACGAGGCTCGCACGCAGGTTCCTGTGGAGCGTCTTTCGGCGATTCACCTGATGTTTGGTCGTGCGATGGACAGTGGCCAGAAGCGCCCGGTCTACCGCGCGGCGGGTCTGGTTTTGTCGCTGGCTCCTCTGAGCGGCCGCAATTCTGGGTCGATCTACGTCAAGGACGCGGAGACGGGGGACTATTTCGGCAGGATCGACGAGCACCTCGTCTACCGGGCCGTCCATGCAGCCCCTGAGTGGGCCGCTGAGGCCCTGTCTCGCATTGCTCGGGACCCCTCTACTGCGGCTGTCGAGTATGGCCGTGAGACGGGCCGCTGCTCCTGCTGCGGCCGTGAGCTGACCAACCCGGACAGCATTGCTCTGGGCATTGGTCCGATTTGCAAGGACCGGTGGGGCTTCTGAGCCCCGCCACCATCAACCACCATCAACCAGAAGGACCGAGAACCGATGACCACGAACCTCGATCAGATCCGCGAGAACATTGCTGTCCTGCAGGACGACATCCTGCACCTCGAGCAGCAGCTCGACGGCCTCGACCCTGTCAGCCCCGCTGCCGAGTCCAAGGACCGCATCCTCAACGTGAAGTGGCGTCTTCTGTCCGAGCAGAGCGCCCTGCTCGAGCGGCACGAGAGCGAAGCTCCCCGCCGTGCGGCCGAGGCTCGCCTCGCGTACCACGTCGAGAACGACACGCTCGACCTGTACTGATCCCCGCCCCCGCCCCTCAGCCCCCCGCTGAGGGGCCATCCACCCCTCTCAGGTATCCACCCAGCCCCCAGCCAACCCCAGCCCTCCACGGCCCGCTGAGCGGCTCTCTTCATCACCCAGCACCAAGGACCAAGAACCGATGACCAAGCTCGCAATTCACAAGAAGACCGGCGCAGGCGAACTCGTCATGGACATTGACGCTGACAGCATGGCGGACACGCATCGGATCGTGGACGTTCGCTTCTCGCATTTCGACGGCATGGGCGGTGCCCATCACATCGACGTGTGGGGCGGCACGTGGCGGCTTTCTCCGACCGGCGAGACGGACTGCACTGTCGGATCCATGGACCGCTGGTCCTGAAGCGCGCATCGAAGGAGACACCCCATGCACGCGATCATCCGCGCCAACTTGTTCCACTACGGCGACGACGTTCTCGTCCACGCCTTCGCCACGGTCTTCGACGGCAGCAAGGCTGTCGCCACAGTGTTCTTCTACGACGGCAAGGCGATCAACTACTGCGCCATCGGCGGCATCCGCAACGAGGACATGTTCAACGTCCTGAAGGCGGCGAACCCGGACATGCCGATCCGGGTCGAGCTGGACGAAGCTCTCAAGGCCTACCTGACCACCAACCTCTCGACCTCCGTCATCTACGACGCAAAGCGCCTCAGCGGCGAGCTGAAGGACTGACCCATGCGTTTCAAGCTCTACAAGACCATCAGCGGCGGCACCGCAATGATCGGCCTGCACGACGCCTATGCCGAGATCCGGGAGCTGGGCCACGTCTTTGCCGTTGCCATGGCGGAGCGCGGTCATGAGACCAAGGACAGCGACCTGATGAACGGTCTGTCTGCCTACCACCTGCTCAAGCTCAAGGGCGAGAACGCCCGGCTCGACGCTGCCCATGGCATGGTCATGAAGGACATCACGGACGAGATGTTCGAGCGGGCCCGGGAGATCGCATCGAAGGAGAAGAACCAATGACCGAGAACCTACGATCAATCTTCACTGTCTGCCTGCTGGAGTATCTCTGGGAGCACGACGCCAACGGCCGGACCTTCACGGACATCTGCCGGGAGGCTCCGTTCCCCAAGGGCACGCTTGGGACCCTGACGTCGGGGCGGGTGGACAATCCGACATACAACACCGCCTACAAACTGGCGAAGGCGCTCTGGGTTCCGATGGAGGCTTTCGCTGCGCGCACCGCAGCGGAACGAGAGACCCACTGCCGAGCCATCCGCGCGCGATACAAGGAGAGCCGCCAATGACCAAGGACCAAGAAGCGATGATCGTGGCGGTCCTGCAGCAGTGCGAGGACTATTTCGACGCGCGCGCCGACGCGTGGACCGAGGACGGATACTGGGTCCAGAACGAGGAGAAACGCCTGCTGCACGAGGTGGGCGCGGCTCTCGACATCATGGGGAATGTGAGATGATCGACACCATCATCACCCGCATGCGCCGGAAGATCGACATTGTCCGGCTGGATGCCAAGGCGCGGCAGGACGTGCTGTACCACGACATGGACGAACTGCGGACCTTGCTGGACATGCTCGAGCGGGAACTCGACGCCGAGCTGGCGAGGGTCGAGTCAGGGCTGGAAACGTTGCATCAGAAGATGCGGGAAGGAGAGGACCAATGACCCAGATGTACATGCGCGGCGGCGTATATTTCGGCACGGCAGCCGATATGATGGACCGCATCGAGGAGCTGGAGGCCAAGCTGGCGGAAACCGAAGCACGGTCCGAGGTCCTCGAGACGCTGGCTATGGATGTAGCAGCCGACCTCTACAATGACGTGCCTGCCCACGAGATCGACCAGCGGATCGGCGACGTGATGAAGCAGCTGGATGATGAAGAGGAGGAAGACTGAGAGATGGATGTTTTGGTTGCACTTGTGGCAGGGATTGCAGGAACCGTCGCTGCCGCCGCGCTCATCATGCTCGCGATTGGCGTGATCTCCGAGTTCCTGAACACTCTGGTTGCCACACTCGAAAGGAAGAACGATGACTGACGAGCGGGTAAGGCGTCTTCGCGACGTCAATGAAGCGCCGGACGACGACACTGTCGCGAGGCTGGAGGAGGCGCTGGAACTGGCCAAGGCGGGAAAGCTGCGCTCTGTCGCGCTGGCCGGCAGCCTGATCGGGCAGCAAACACTGACGGCCTATGCAACCAGAGACATGCAGGAGGCCATCGGCCTCGTCGGATTCTTGCACTTCACGCTCTGCGCCAAGCAGCGCGAGACGCTCACTGAATAAGGAGGAAGACCAATGACCAAGGCACAGAAAGAAAACCGGATCTGTCGCAGCTTTCGGCAGGATTTCCCGCAGTTCGTTGAGCGCGCCGAGGCGCTGGGCGTTCGGATCGACGTCAGCGGGGGTCGCCGCCGTCCGGGGCAGGACCGGGTGTACTGGCTCGACGGTTACCGGCAGCTGACCGGCTACACCACGCGCGCTGACGGGATGCCGTTCACCCTCGAGGACGCGGCCAAGAACATCGACAAGATCCTGACCCAGATCGAAGAGGACCGGGCCGTGGCGGCAGAGCTGTCCGTCTCGGAGCGCTTTGCCCGGGTCATGGAGGAATTCAGGAAGATCAAGCCGCAGTATCGGATGATCGGGGAGGTGCGCATCCCCAACGGGGACACCGGCCACTGCTTCTTCATGGCCAGCTACGAAGGCGGCGTCCGCTTGGAGGGCGTCGGAGATGTGGCCAGAGCCAAGGCAGAGTGGCGGCAGGGCGAGACGGGCGCGGCGCAGCTGGCCCGCTTCTGCGATGCGCTCGAGGCCGACTTCGCTCGGCGGCAGGAGGAACCGAAATGACCGACGACATCGACTGGGAAGTGAAGATGGAGGCGCTCGACGCCTCCCTCCCGAGGCGGCTTGAGCGTGCGGCGCAGATGGCGGAGCGCTCGGACATCTGGACGGACACCGAGCGGCTCATGCCTGCCACGGGCGTGGCCGACCTGATCTGGGAGGCGCACAGCGAGATCCTCGGGTGGCGGGCGTTGAACGAGGAACGGAAGGCCAGCAGGACCTGCCCGCTGGGCGAGGACTGCGACCTGACCGTTGCGTGGATGGCTGGCCGGGAGAGCGCGAAGGACGAGGCGAAAGCCCGCATCGAGGAACTGGTGGAGGCATTGGCTCTCGCGGACGGGGCGCTTTCTGGGGCGAACATGGACATGGTCGCTGTTGAGAGAAAAGTCAGGGCCGCCTTGGCCAAACACAGGGAACCGAAATGACCAATCCCCTCGACACCCCCCGCCTGCAGGAGTGGGCGATGGGCATGGCGCATCACGTCGCCAAGCTGAGCAAGGACCCAAGCACCCAAGTGGGCGCCGTCATCTTCGACGAGAAGCGACGGATTGTCAGCGCCGGGTACAATGGTTTCGCCCGTGGCGTCCTCGACACCGACTCGCGCTTGAACCACCGGGAGACCAAGTACAAGCTTGTCTTGCACGCGGAGAAGAACGCGATCTTGTTCGCGACCGGATCCACCCATGGCTGTACTCTGGTCGTGACTCATCCTTGCTGCGCCCAGTGCGCGGCGCTGATCATCCAAGCCGGAGTGCGCTACGTCATGTGGCCGAGGCCGACGGCCGAGTTCGAAGAGCGCTGGAGACACGACCTGCTGCTGACGTGGGAGCAGTTCAACGAGGCCGGTGTGGCTGTCACGGAGATCGACGAGTGAGCGGAGGTCCGTCGCCCAATCTTGGCGTGGCGGCAGCCCTGCGTCGGGCGGGATACGTCAAGATCCCCGCATGGTGGGTAACCCCGGACCAGCTGGAAGTCATCCACCGCATGGCCCATGGAAATCAGGGCGAAATCAACAGGATAAGAAAGGAGGCAAGAGATGCCCGGAGGAATAGCCCCGTGGAAGAAGCCCCGCGCGATACGCCTGCAGCAGGTCACCAGAATGAAGCAGGAAGGAGCGAGGACCAAGGACATCGCTGAGGCCTTGGACATCAGCCTGAGCATGGCGCACCTGTACGTCAGGGATGCCCGGGAGGCCGGGATGCTGCCGCCGCGCCAAACCCCGACCCTGCTCCGGGGCAAGGACGATCCGCCTACCGGGTCCATGACACTCATGCTGTCAACCCTGCCTGACGACGTCAGGGTGTGGCTCTACAGTGTGGTGCCGAAGGGTGGCACGGTCGCCGAGCTGGTGGCCGGGATCATCGCGGACGTCTATGACGAGGAGCTGGGCGGGAAGTGATCCGACCGATAGTGTTGACGGCCCACCGGCCGTCAGCATACAACCTACGCACAACCTTCAATTAGGAGACAGAACATGGACTATGATCGTCAGGCTTGGGTGTACAGCGAATGCTGCGTGCTGCTGCACGGCCGCTCGGAGAAGGTGGACTACGGCGTCCCCGGTTCGCCCGTCTGGGAAGAGGTCAACGACATCGACGTGGCCGAGATCAGCCTCGGCCGAAACACGTACACCTATGACCAGCTGGTCGCCAAGATCGGCAAGGCTGCCACGGACTGGCTGGCGGACGCCTTGGTCGATGAGGGGCACAACGATGTTGACTGGTGTGACCGCTGATGCGTACGGGCAGCGCGAAGCTGGACCGGCTGCTCAAGGACCACGGTTCACGGATCGAGATCCAGTCGCGCAAGAAGCACTGGGTCGTCAAAGTGGACGGAAAGACTGTCATAGTCTTGAGCCACGGTCCCGGTCGCGGCACGAAGTACCGTACCATGAAGAACTGCGAGGCTCGTCTGGTGCGGGCACTACGGGATGCGGGCGTGGACGTATGAGTCCGCGCCTCGCTCTCTTCATCGAGACTCTGGGCATCCACCCTGAGTTCTACACAACGTGGCAGCCCAGCGAGCTTGGCTGGGAGCCGCCCTTCTAGGGAGACCGACATGGCTAAATGGGACTTGAGCAAGATGGAACAGCAAGGCGGAGACCTCAAGGCGCGCGTGGAGGCACTCGAGGATGAGATGGCCAGCGTCCGCAAGACCCTCGACATCCACAAGGAGGCGCTGGAAAAGTATGGGTTCATGCTCATGGACATCCTCCTCAGCCAGCACACCACCGAGGAGCTGGAGAAGCTGAAGGAGTGGGCCGAGGAGCAGGGGAAGAAGGACGCGGTAGATGAGTAACAAGAAACCCGAGCTGTCGAAGAAGGAACAGAAAGTCTGGCAGTTCCTCGCGAACAACTTGGAGGCCTCCATCTACGAAACGTCGCTGGCATGCGAGGTGGATGTCCTGTTCGTGGAGAACGTGGCGAGCAGGATGGCTGCGTGGGCCGGAGTGGACAACGGAGCGGGCGAGTGGAACGCTGGCCCTGCGGACATCTTGACGAGCTACCCTGACGACAACCCGAAGACCCAGTACGGGGAGAAGAAGCTGAAGATGTCGAGCACGCCCGTCATGCCGCTGCAGGAGATGGGCAAGGTGTTCGAGCTCGGCGCCAAGAAGTACGGCCGGTACAACTGGCGGCTCCATGCCGTGTCGGCCACCGTCTACTACGACGCGGCGCTGCGCCACCTGATGGCGTGGTTCGAAGGCGAGGACACGGATCCGGAAAGCGGCGTGTCCCACCTCGCCCATGTCATGGCCTGCATGGCAATCCTCATGGACGCCCAGAAGAACGAGAAGCTGAAGGACAACCGCCTCGACGCCGAGGACACCCTGTAACGATGAACCTTTACCAAGAAGAGGACACTGTGCCAGCACACGCACACCCCCGCAAAGATGAGATCATCGAGCTCGCAAAAGAACGTTTGACCCCCAAGCAGATTGGCATCAAGACCGGCATCCACTACCGGGTGGTGGAGGGCATCGTGTACCGCGCCCGCCGCAACAAGGAGCTGCCTCCGCTGGTGGGCAGGCGTAGCATCAAACACGCCGCCGAGATGTCCGGCCTGACCTTTGGTCAGTCGAAGAGCGTGCTGACGGAACTCGACGTCGACCAGCAGTGGTGGCTCTACAACGAGTGCACCAAGCTGGGCGTGAACACTGTCATGGAGTACCTGCTCGAGCTGGTACGTGACGCGTACGAAGAAGCAAGGACCAAGGACCAATGATCGACGACCAAGACGACGACGTCTACGAGCCGACGGACGAGGAGGTAGAAGAGTCTATTCAGGAGCAGTTCAGGCTGGCGAAGATGGAGACCATGCGCATGATGCAGCACTGGTCGAACCGCGACGCCAATCCCCTGATCGTGACTCCGGTGATCGTGACAGCGATCCTCACGTCTGTCAGGCTCGGCTTCGACAGGGACACGTACGACCAGACCGTGCGCTCGATCCTGTCTGCGGTGGAGCAAGAGGTTCAAGACATGGAAGGAGATAAGAATGGATCGCGCAGAGGCCTTCACTAAGTTCCCCACGGCAAAGGAGGTGCGGGTGTTCCTCGACACCATCTCCTTCTCTGGCTGCGGCTTCGGGGTCACGGCGGAGGGGGATCGGGTGTTCTTGAACGCTCGCCTCGTCTCTGCTGTGGGCTTGCGGGAGGGTGACACGGTGACCTGTCAGATCCTGCCCAACTACGAGGACCGGCGGGACGACGTGCCGTTCCGGGCGATCCGGGCGGACAACCCCCGTCGGGTCGTGGTCACGGTGGATCAGGACTACGACGACCCGGCCGAAGTAGTAGAACCGGACGTCGCGGCCGAGCCCACGATCAAGGACCGCATTCTGCAGCACCTGCGGGACACGGGCCCCACCTGCACCGGCACGCTGGTCAAGGTGATGGGTGACCCGAGCCTCGGGACGACGGAGATGCACGCCCTCTGCAGTGCCATGCACAAGGTCGGTACCATTGCCCGCGCGGACGTGTACCGCCGGGCGGGGCAGGACCGGGCATCGATGGTGGTATGGGCGCTGTCGGCGAACGAGTTCGAGGTCGATCAGTGAAGGAAAGGGGCCGCTCACGCGGCCCCTTCTACGATGTCCTCACCGAAGGTTTCGATGTAGGCGTTCCGGATCAGCACCGTCAGTTCCCGGGCCATGGACCGCTGGTCGTGGTCGGCGAGACGGCGGAGTCGCTCATGGTCGTCCCGGAGGACAGCGACGTTGCGAAATTTGAGCTCTTCCTTGGCCATGTTAAACCTCTTTTCTTGTTGGCTTTTTGTATCCCACTTGCTTCCTCGGGGCAACCCCGGCGCCGTTGAGGCGCATCTCCCTGCCCAAGGCGGCAGCGATGTCGGGGGTGAGGCCGAGCTCCTTTGCCAGCTGGTCCCGCATCTCTGACGCCTTGATCTCCCGGTGCCGTCCTTTCGTCAGGATTCTCTGCACCTTTTTGGTGTATGCGGGTTTCACTTTCCGAGTCTGAGCCATTCCTGTGCCTCCTCTCCGAGAACCTTGGCGCCGATGTCGATCTTGTTCCGAAGGGCCTCCACGATCTTCTCGTCGATGGTACCCTCGGTGATGAGGTCGATGTAAGTCACCGGGTTGCGCTGACCGATGCGGTGCACACGGTCCTGTGACTGCAGCCGGTGCTCCAACGAATACGAATTCGCAAAGTATACCACGAGGTTCGCCTCGGTCAGGGTCAGGCCGTAGCCTGCCGTCGCCGGGTTGCCGACGAAGAAGCGGAGCGGATGGTCCGGGTTCTGGAAGTTCCGCACGATGTCGTTGCGCTCGTCATCGTCCGTGTCCCCGTAGTACGCGGCCGCGCACCCGGCACCGAACTTGTCCTCGAGCTCACGCACGATCTGCTGGATGTCATAGCGGAACCGAGACCAGATAATTGCTTTCCCGTCGTGCTCGTCGAGCGCCTCGACCAGCGCCTCCATACGCTTGCTCGGGAAATATGCCATCTCCCCGTCGTCCGTCTTCAGGTGGCCGGACAGTACCTGCTGGAGGCGGAGCATCTGGGTGATGACCTGAGGCGTGGACACCAGTTCTCCGCTGTCGAGGAGGGTCAGGGCGTAGTCCCTGATCTGCGTGTACATCCGGCGCTGTTCGTCCGTCATGGACACGTAGCGGGCGGTGAAGACCTTCTCGGGAAGATCAAGGCAGTCCTTCTTCAGGACACGGAAGCTGTGCTGATCGACGAGCCCGGTCAGCTCTTCGAGGTTCTTGTACCCCACCAGCTGATTGAAAGAATGCCGCCCCATGCTGCGCTTCACCATGACAGCGTAGCGGCCTTGGAACGTGTAGAAGGATTCGTGGCCCAAGAGCCGAGGTCCGAGGAACTCGAACTGCGCATAGACATCCATGGGCGACTTGGTCACGGGCGAGCCGGTGAGGATCCGGCGGTACGCGAACCCGGCCGCGATCTTCAGCAGGGTCTTGGTCCGCTTCGCCTTGGGGTTCTTGATCGTGGTCGATTCGTCGATGGCGATCAGGCCTTTGCCGCCGAGGCGCTTGGCCAACCACTCACCGGCGGTTTTCCCCTTCTGTGTCGAGAACGCTTCGACATTCATGACGAAGATGGTGAGCCCGTCAAACGGGGTGCCAACGGACTTCAGCTCTTCGCTCTGCTGCTTGTTCGGGTTGGCCACCCACCGGATCACGCGGCGAGGAATGCCGTCGCTCAGGTGCTCCGGGATCTCCTTCGACACCCAGTTGCGGTAGACGCCTTTGGGCGCGATCACGAGGGCGAAGTTGATCTTCCCCTTCAAGTACAGGTGTGCCATGTTGTCGATCAGGCACTTCGACTTCCCGGTCCCCATCTCCATGAGAAACCCGAAGGACTCCCGCTCCGCACCGGCTGCCAAGGCGTCCATCTGATGCTGGTAGGGGGTGGTCTTGAACGTTTTCTGATCGACTATCGTTGACATGGTTTCGTTCTCCGTCTAGATGATTGCCTACAGGTAGCGAACAAGCTGCCTGTGATCAACCCCCTAACCTGAAGAGGATTGTACTTGTGACTGACATCTTCGACGACATCTTCGACGACGCCGAGGCCTTCGGCAGCGTTGACACCGACACAGGCAAGTCCCTGTCGAACCTCGTCCGTTCCCTCCGCTCCGTGGAGAAGGAGATCGCGGACACGGAAGAGCACCTCAAGGCTCTGAAGCAGCAGAAGCACAAGCTCTCGACCGAGCAGATCCCGGCTCTCATGGACGAGATGGGCGTGGAGCGGCTCGACGTCGATGGCGTGACCGTTGCCCGCAAGCTGATCGTGCATGCGTCTATCCCTGCCGAGCGCAAGGACGAGGCGTACGGCTGGCTCCGGTCCAATGGCCTCGACGACATCATCAAGAACGATGTGTCGCTGAGCTTCGGCCGTGGTGAAGACAATGTGGCAGGCGACCTCGTTGACCGCCTGCGCGCCGAGGGTTTCGACCCTCAGACCAAGACTGCCATCCACCCGATGACGCTCAAGGCCTTCGTCAAGGAGCGCTTCGAGAACGGGAAGGCAATCGACCTCGACATGTTCGGGGCCTACATCGTCAACGCTGCTGAGATTCGGAGAAAGTAATCATGGCAAACGAAGTCGCAACCGCGAAGAACACGGCCCTCTCGGCCGCCCTGCTGGAAGACATGGTGCTCGACGCGGGCGAGGGCGCTGCCTTTTCCTCCGACGAGATGCAGATCCCGTTCGTCCGCCTGCTGCAGGCGCTGTCGCCCCAGCTCAACAAGAAGAAGGCCGAGTACATCGAGGGCGCTTCCTCGGGCGATGCGTTCAACAACGTGACCGGGCAGTACTGGGACGGGGAGCAAGGCCTCACCGTGATCCCCTGCTACCAGACCACGAAGTATCTCGAGTTCACGCCTCGCGAGATGGGCGGCGGGTTCCGGGGCGAGATCAACCCGAACAACCCGGTGCTTCAGCAGACCACTCGGTCCGGCTCGAAGGAGATCCTGCCCAACGGCAACGAGCTCGTGAAGAGTGACCAGCACTTCTGCCTGATCGTGGACGAAGACGGTGGCTTCCAGCCCGCTGTGATCGACATGAAGTCCACACAGCTCAAGGTCAGC